GTGGGGACTATTTATATTATACTACTTGATTTCTATTGTCTTTGGCTTTTTCTCTTCTGGGACTTCCCGCTTTACCACGACATAAAGCATTCCATCTACGAGATCAGCGGAATTAACAAACATATACTCACCAAGAGCAAAACTACGGGTAAACTTTCTACCTGCAATACCCTTATGGAGATATTCTTCAACATCTTCTGGACGCTCACCCTTAATAATGAGTGATCCGTCATGCTCTGTGATTGTGATTGATTCCTTGTTGTACCCTGCTACTGCAAGTTCTACAACAAATGTATCTTCATCTACTTTGCGAACATTATATGGCGGAAAGCCAGATTGATTTGTTGTTGTGTTTGTTAATCGGTCAAACATTTTATCAAATCCAATAAAGAATGGATCGTTTAACCATGTTGGCCCTAGGCCGTTTGTTGTTACATTGATATAACTCATTTTATTCCCCTTTCAAGCGAATAATTTAATTTACCCCCCATTGGGCAGGTACAAATATTATAGCATAGAAAAACAGGCCTATCAAATCAATAGACCTGTCTCTCTAATTTGTTTTACTTCTTTGGAGCAGCCTTCTTAGCAACTGCCTTCTTAGCAGGAGCCTTCTTAACTGTTGCCTTCTTAACTGCAGCATCGACCTCTGCTACATCTGGCAAACGACCAAACGCTGTATCATTTGGATTGATTGCTCTCAGTGCTACTGGTGCAAGTGCTGCCAATAGTGAGTATGCAAGTGTCTGTGGATCTGTGACCCCAGACATGTATAGTGCAAGCCCTGCACCAAGGACAGATCGTCCGTATGATGCTAGTAGTGCCTTTAGTTGTTCATTCATTTTTCCTCCTAGGATATGTAATTAGACAGTATGTAGTAGCCTAACCATAATCCAATTATACCAGCAACCCCAGCAAAAACTGGTGGGGCTGGAACTGGCAACTTGAATGCTGCAAAGACTACGCCACAGCCAAAACCTGTCAATATTGATAATAATATGTCTTTCATTTTAACTCCTAATCGTTCTTCACTGTATCTGGAAAAATAGTTTTAAGTTCTTTATAGGCATTGGACACTACCTCCATTTGATCATAGAGTGGGTGACCACTTGCTACAAGCCCAACACGGTTAAAATGATCCATAACTGGAGCAACTTGCTCATCAAACTTTGAGAATGATTCGTGGACTTGTTCAATATATGAGTAGGCATCTTCTCTAGCCTTTGTTACAAAGTTTAAATACTCTTGACTATTTTTTATTGATATGTCATCTCTTAAAATATTGTTGTCAATCGTAGTCTGTAACAACTTCTCAGTTATCTTTACCCTGCTCATTCTTACCCTAACATTGTCATACGCTAAAGCAATAAAAACAAATATAAAAATAAAAAATATAATGAAGTCAATCATTCTTTCTCCCATGTTACTTTATACTATCACGAACTAATAAAACTATTGCACCATTATCTTCTAGTGCTTTCTTAACTCTTACCATGTATTCAACAGCACCACGCTTTTCATCATCTGCCAAACGCATAAACTGCTCTTCACTTGCCTTTACAGTAATAAACTGCTCATGATCAATAATCTGCAAAGAGAAGTTTTTAGGTGCACGAATGGAGTGAAACGCCATCTTCATTTTGTCAGTATACATTACTCTTCTTTCTTCCAATGAATGTATGACTTAATATATACTGCTGCATACGCAACAGCCATTGCTATAAACCCATACTGCTTTGTTGCTAGTGCATACAATATCCATAGACATTCGTTAACGCATAAAATAAGCCAACCCCAGATTGTTTTACGACCAACAAGAAATATTCCAGAAACTCCTATTACTGCAAGAAGCCAAGACCAGTACTGTGTCATTTTCTACCCCATTGTATGTAGTTCCATCCACGCTCATGTGCGTAGTAAATAAATATCTTAACTACCGTTTCCCAAAATGCAATTGCACCTGAAAGAGTAGCATTTCCTGTTAGTACATAAGCAACAAGAAATGAAGAAAGCGTTCCCCATACACGATAACTCATTGCCTTGGCAAACGATCTGGCCTTAGTTACTGTCATTCTTTACCCCAACTAACCGAGTTCCACACTCTTTCATGATAGTAGTATGCAACAAAATTAACAGCATTAGTTATCACTGTTGCCATGGTTGCCATATTAATATCTTTACTTAGAGCATAAAGTGTTATAAAAGTTGTTAGCAGCGCAACAACTCTCCAAGTTAAAGACTTAGCAAAAGATCTACTCCTTTTTACTGTCATAGTCATCTCCAAAGTATAGCCTTGCTTCATTATCTGCGATCTTGTTGTCGAACAGGATACTATATGCCAAGTTCTTTACGCTTCTGAGTAGCCGAAATAGCATGAATGTCTGCCCCCAAATCTACTTGCTCAATCTTGTAGCCAACATCTCTACCATATACAATATTAGTAATATTAGGCAATCTTAGAACCATTGCACCATCCATGAACTCGTCCTTTGCAATATATTCCTTTACCTGGTCAAACTTAAGTGGATCCTTTTCACTAGTCTTGTAGGTATTACGAACTCCAAGAAGTACTTGATCTGTACGCTTACCAGCCTCAACGTAGAGAGCATGGTGTCCCTCATGCCATGGCTGATATCGACCAAGCATTAACGTTGTTGGAGCAGACCAGTCGTGTAGATTAAACAAAGAGATTATTGAACTTGCCTTTTCATCTGGATCTTTTTCATGATCAGAGAACATAAGGTCAAATTCTTTTGGAGCAGTAAACATCTTGTTGGTATCTTCAAACCTACCCTCTTGAATTGTGTCCATAAAAATAAGGATGTCTGGCTTACCAAAAGCATGTCTGGTTGCTTCTGTTGGGCAAACAAAGTCTACAATTACTGGAGCAACTCCTTGATCAGCAATTAGTCTTGCCATTGCTCCCATTCGACGTGCCTGTTCAAGCCTATCGTCTGGACTAAACCCTAGGTCAGAGTTAACTGTTGAGCGAACTTCATCTGCGTTTAGGTGAATAGCATTAATTCGTTCCTTTAATGCCTTTGCTAATTCGGTCTTACCACTTCCTGGCAAACCAATAATCTGAATAATCATTTCTTTCCAATCTAACTATAATAGTATACAGCAGTTTAAGTGTTTGCAGTTTCTGTTGTTAGATACTGCCACGTCTCTGCCCAATCCTTTTTTGATTTATGAGTGTTAAATTCTTTTGAAATAACACCACCCTCTAGGTATATACCGCCCCAGACTCCCCACTCTTTTGTTGAAACACCAACAGCAAAGCAGGTTTTGCTAACTGGACATTCTGAGCACAGTTTGTCTACTGCGCTCCTTAACGTCTCGTCCTCTTCGTATTTATCAAAGAATATGTTTGTGTCATATTCAAAACATAAAGCATCATCTTTCCATTTATCTCTATGCATACTAACTCACAAACTTGTCTGGTATATCCCATCCATCAGAACCCAAGTTAAATCTACGAGTTACGTGCCACTTCCCATTAAGAAATACACCATACTTTGAAGTTCTACCCTTGTCTGATGCATATGAGTGAATAACATTCCACCCATCCCAAAACAACGACTTGTTTTTTGCAACAACTGATTCCATCTTTTCTAACTCTGTAATCTTCATTATTTTCCTTTAATTAGTAGTTAAATATTCCAACATCTACATTATTAAGTTTTGCTTCACCAACTAGTTTAGAAAGACTTTCTCTTTCCTTTGATAAAAATATAAAGTAATTAATATCCACCATGTTCTCAGAAAGCCACTCTGGTGCAACTTTATAGAACTTGATCTTCTTTCCTCTAGTCTTCATTCCTCTTTCAGACAGGTTTACAAATTCCATTACCATAGAATTAACCTTGCCTGGACCTGCGGAATAAATATAAAAGTATTGATCATCTTCATGTAATCCAGAAAGGGCAACCCCCATGGAACGCAAGAAGACATTGTAATCCTCGAAACTATTAGTTCCCTGTACTCCCACTATCACTGTCTAATCCCTCTCGTAATCTGTCCATAATGAACAGCATTTTATCTAATTCTACACTATCCATACCTATTGTGTCAACTACTTGAGTTGTATCTGAATCAACTCCATTATTAAGTACACTTGCTTTATAAAAAACATTTTCTTTAACCCAATAAGCAACATTGTCAATAATCAGAACACGGATATTGGTTTTTTCTTCATACTTGGTTGACTGGGATATTCTTTTTTTAATAGGCTTATTACTTATAGGTGGAAGCAGTGGTTGCACAAGATCAAAGATATGACTTTGACTATACCTTACCGTAACCTTTTGCTTTTCTGTACTGTCTTTTTTAAAAAATGACATTAGTAAAACAAGAGCAAAAGTAGTAAATGACCCTATTAGATATTCCATCCAACCCCCTGATTAATTATACTACTTTTCTTTTTTTGTAATTCTAATGACTTCGTTCAGACTGTGCTGCTCGTCCCTATCCAATTCACTAACCTTGTCAGAATCCAAAGCCTTATCTGTTAAGGATACAAGTGGATTATCTTCTTCTAGGCTTATATCTAAAAATCCTTTTTGCCAAAGATTCATCATCTCTAAATGAAAATAATTCTTTGCCACATTATGAATCTCTGGACTAATGCTCTCTAGTTTGTCAGTAAAATTATATAGCGCTTCGCCAGTCTCAATATCTATTCCAGCGACCTCTAGTCCACCATTAAGAATTAGAGCCTCTATGATCTGATCGTCATCACTCACTTACAAACTCCAAGAAATCTTCTCGTGTTTTAGCACCGTTCATTCGTTTTACTTCTTCTCCATCCTTGATAAGGATATAAGTTGGAATAGACTTAATGCCAAACTTTTGAATCAACTCTGTTTCAGAATCAGCATCAACAAACATAAAGTCAATGATGCCATCACGCTTGAGTTCTTCTGCTACTGGCTTAGTGCGCTGACATGGATTACACCACTCTGCTGTAAAATAAAGTACGTGGCTCACTTTCCAGACTTCTTTCTAGCCTTAGCAAGAGCATCAAAGTCCTTAACCTTAGTATCACCTAGGTATCCCCAAGCATAGCCATCGTTGATCATCATGTCGTTTAGAGATACGGTGTTGCCATCTACGTATACCCAGCCTAAAATGCGACCATACTTTTCAGATGAGTCCATCTTCTCAGTCTTAATTACAACAGACTTGGCATCCTTAAGAGCCTTCTTTAGGTACTCCTTGGCTTCTAGACCAAGTGCCTTCTCAGCAAGATCCTTTGTGCGAGACTCAGGGGTATCAATACCAGCCAGTCTTACACGAGATGCAAATAGGATATCAAACCCTAAATCAATTAGAACATCGATGGTGTCTCCATCTACTACGTTCTCTACTTTTCTTACATAATATTCGTACATGTTTGTTCTCCTAGTTTATATACTTATTTGGCATTATATCAAAAAGCAAATGAATTCTTTCTGTATCCCCGCTATTGATTGCGCCATGTAATCTGGCATTATTTATTTCCCAACAGTCACCAACCTCAAGATGTTTCTTATCTTGATCTATTAGGAATAAAGCATTCTTGTTTGTTTTAATTGCAATATGGTGTCTGTGAACTAGAGCAAGATAATCACCGTCATCATTATGCTGATAAACAACCTTGTCTTCTGGAAGCCTTAAAAATACTACACGTGCAAACTTTCCATCATGCATATCTTCATAAACTTTGATTATTGGCTTAATCATTTCCCACAACTCTAGGTCATGAATGACTAGTTTTGGCTCAAACTTATCACCAATCTCCCACTTAGGTAACTCAGAAACAAAAAGAGATGTAGTCTCCTTATGAACAAAGGGTGGTGATTGCTGTCTTGTTTTATTTAAATACCAAATCTCTTCTTCATAAGAGTCAAGCCTATCTCTGATGCTGTCTACGTTATGATTTCCGTAGTACTTATACATCCAATCTTCTTCTCTTTTTTGCTCTATTAGTGTTTTCATTTATAGTGCACCCAAAACATTATTATAAATTTCTACGGATTCCTTATAGATTTCTGACTTTAAAAGTGTATTTTTTAGTGTTTCATATTCAATAAGTGAGTCTACGCCCCTTGGAACATGTCCAGTAAATATACTTTCTTTTCTATTAAAATCAGAAGACGCAACATTATTTGTTACACGCTCACTAGATATATTGTTAGTATAATCTAAACCCAAGTCGCCATAAATTGATTTTAGGACTGGATTTATATTTTTAATTAGATCTTCAAATCGTATCATTTTAGAGTTTTTATTTTTAAGCCACTCACTGTAAAAACGGTTATACAGTATAGACGTTTGGTTACATAGGAAGTTAACTGCCTCAACTGAATCAAAGTCAGATGCGATGTAGTGACCATCAAAAAGGGCAGCACTTACTATTGTTTCTGCTGGGTTCCTTACTATTGTTATTTGATAAAAATCTTCAGACTGTGGGATTCTATGCAAAAATAGATTATGCATAT